GCGCTGTCTTGATGATTGCTGAATTAGTAAGCACCAAGCCTAAGTCAATGACCAGAGTATCTGGCTATAACTCTATTTCAATCTAAGGAGAATTAGTCATGGCACTCGGTTTAAATAAAATCCTCATTGCAGGTACTTATGCAAATACGCCAAGTTCGTATTTTCAAAACGCTTCAAACATCGCTGCAACCACCCTTGGAAATGTAGTACCTGCTGGAACTTATCTAATAGTTAATACATCCAATGTGGTCATTCAGACTGTTACAAGTTACAACTCCACTTCTAATGTGGCTACATGGTCAAATGTGTATCCAGTTAATTCAGGTGGCATGGTAATTTCTGATGGTGTGAATGTGCAATTATTGGCAACTACTAACGCTACAGTGCAACTTGTGACTGTAAATGGTGGTTCTCCTGTAGCTGGCACTTTTAATACTTAAGGAGAAAAGTAATGGCTAATCCCAATGCAATAGGATCTTTTTACTTAGATAGTTTTGGCAATGCTCGTGTTGGTATTGTGGTATCGCAATTGCTAAATACTACTGGTAATGGAGCAGTTACTAGCGTTGAAATGCCTTTACTTAGTGGTGGCTTAACAAATGGTGGATCAGCAAACAATTCTGGAAGCGTTATTATTCGCAGAATTGTTGCTAACAATCCTAGTGGCAATGTATCACTTGCTAATATTTCAATTACTACAAGCAATGACGGCAATATTTCTAATGCCGTTGTTGCTAATGTGGTATTAAGCAATTTAGTATCAGCAGGTCGTTACCAAGATTTAGCAATAGCAGCTCCTTATAGTGCTAATACAGCTATTAGTGGATCTACTGCCCAGGTCTTGTTTGTTAATGTAAACACTGCTTCAGGCAATTCAAACACTGTTAATTTTGCAGTTTATGGCGATGTAGTGAGTTTCTAAATGTCAAATATCTTTGTAACCAATCGTTCTGACAAAAAGCTAAAAGATGGCTTTGCGGGAGTGTTCTATAGTTTCCCTAAAGATGAAACTGTAGAGATTCCTGAAGATGTAGCTCGTCACATTTTTGGTTATGGAGATGACAACAAAGAGCCTTATTTGGCAAGGTTAGGGTGGATTATTTCCCAAAATGACTTAGAAAAAGGCATGGAGCTTTTATCTCAGTGGGAAATCTCCAATCAACCACCAAGCAAGAACCAATCGTTATCCCCGTTGGTGGAAAGAGTACCCCTCCCAACCTCTAGGAAGGGCGGGGGAAAAGTCCTTCAAGCTGTAGCATGACTTATGGAAAATAACAAGTGGCAACACTCAACACCTACATTACCGAAGTCCGTAGGTTACTGCACGATGCTAACGGAAACTTTTATAGCGATTCGCAGTTAACCGATTATATTAACTCTGCCAGAGAAAGAGCTGTCAGAGATACTGGATGCTTGCGTGAAATTGTTGTTACGCAAACTCCATGCCAAGTCGCACCCACAGCCACCATTGGTGGAGTAACGCCAACCAATCCCACTGCTTGGGTAGCAAACACAGCCGTTACTTTAAACAGCTTTGTATTTTCAAATATATTTATTTATCAATACACTACCGCTGGAACTTCAGGTTCTACTGCACCTCCTTATCCAGCCAACAATACAAACAATTACACTAATTACCCTCCAACAGCTCCTTTTGCAGATGGCACAGCAGAGTTAACTTATGTGGGTAATTGTGAAAATATTAGCTACGCAGCTTTGACACAATTAATGGGATCATCCCCATTGTCACCAAGCTCTGGCAACACAGTTCTAGACATTATCAATATCAATCTGTATTGGGGTAACACTCGTGTACCGATGGATTATCTTGCCTGGACAGACTTTAATGCTCGATTGCGTTTTTGGCAAAACTACATTGGCAGACCTTTAGCCTTTAGCATTTATGGTCAAGGGCAAATTTATTTAGGTCCAGTACCAGATCAAATCTATCAAATTGAGATTGATTGCATAGTATTGCCTAATCCATTGTCATTAAATACGCCAAACACTACAGACACTATCAATGATCCATACAACACAATGGTCAAGTTTTACGCAGCGTATTTAGCCAAGTATTACGAACAAAGTTACGGGGAAGCGGAAATTTATAAGCAGGAATACAGCAAGCAGGGTGCATCTGTGCTTAACAGCACATTTACCCGCAGGATTCCTAGCGCCTACAGTAGTCCATACTAAAAATGGCTGCTGCCGAACAGAAAAAATCGTATCAAGTCGTTAAGGCTTTTAAAGGTCTTAACACCAAGGCTAACCGTACCGCAATTGATGAAAATGAGTTTTCTTGGATTGAAAACGCACAGCCTATTGGTTCAGGCAACATCAAAATTGTTTCTAATAGCACCGCAGTTACCAATGCTACAAATGTAGCAGTAACTTGGTCAGATGATGTTATTTATTTAACAAATGCAAATTTAAACATTTCAGATTACATCGTAGCTTTTTTAGAAAATGGATCTGCTGAATATTTTGACATTAGAAATCAAACTAAAGGTAATGTAGCCGTTGCGGGTACTTTTTCTAATATTGGAATAAACGCTACTCAATGGTACAACAGTCAAATGTTGATCCTGGACCCTAATAAAGGATATTTTGCTTGGGATGGCAACTCTGTTATTACTATTGGTTCTGTAGGCGAAATTGGAATTACCAACGCAGGTTCAGCCTACACATCAGCTCCTACCGTAGTTATTTCAGGACCTGACCAGACTGGAGGTCAACAAGCCAATGCTACAGCTACCTTAGTTACTGGTGGCAATAGCGTGTCTTATGTCAGCCTTGTTAACGGTGGTTCTGGCTATACTAATTCAGCAAACTTGACTGTAACTTTCAGTGGTGGTGGCGGATCAGGAGCTACTGCCGTTGCGGGTATCTCTACTTTTGCTACTGGCACAGCTTATGTCAATGTGATTTCAGGCGGTAGCGGATATACCAATGCTGCCAATACCATTGTCACAATTAGTGGCGGTGGAGGATCTGGAGCGCAAGGAACGCCAATCGTATTCGGGAATACCATTACTAATGTAGTAATGACTAACCCAGGAAGTGGTTACACCAATTCTGCCAATATTACCGCTACGGTATCTGGCGGAGGTGGATCAGGAGCTGTTTTACAGGCTTTTGTTAATACCGAGAAAAATATTGGAATATCGAGCTTTTCAGGTCGTGTTTGGATTGCCCAAGGGCGTACTGTGTACTACAGTGCTGCGGGGTCTTATACGGACTTTACAAGCGTTTCAGCGGGTAATTTCATCATCACAGACGGAACATTACATGGAAACATACAGCAAATCATTTCTGCTAATAACTTTTTGTATATTTTTGGGGATGATTCCATCAATGTGTTTTCGGATGTTAGGGTTACTTCTACTGGTAATACTATATTTACTAATACTAATGTGAGCGCATCGGTAGGGTCTAAGTTAGCGTATGCTATCTTTCCTTACTTTCGATCCATTTTGTTTATGAACAACTATGGCGTTTACGCTTTAGTAGGTTCTACAACTAGCAAATTGTCCGATTCTTTGGATGGAATATTTGAAAATATTGATTTTTTGACCGAAGAAACTACTGCTGGTCAGGTTTTACTAAACAATATTTTGTGCGCTGCCTTTAATTTTAGGTACTACGATGATCAATTTACCAAGTCTTATCGGTACATCCAAGCTGTTTTCTTTGAAAAAAAATGGTTCTTAACCAATCAAGGAGAGAACTTAAAGTACACCACTTCAGTACCAGTAGGTGGAATTATCTCTATGTACGGAGTTAGAGATAGGGGACTGTATAAGCTATACGCTGATGCAACATCGCCAATTACAAGTCGTATTCAAACTGCATTAAATCCAATGAGCGATCCAATTCGCACCAAGCAAGCATTAAAATTTGCTATTGAAGCAACGGTAACTTCTGGAGTTGAATTGTTAGTAACGGTGGATTCTGAACAGGGTTCTAGTGCGCCTTATTCATTAGGCAATTATGTCACTTGGTACAACAGTTCTAGCAACACTATACCTTGGAAAAACAACAGTTCTACAGTAATATCTTGGATAGGTGGTACAGGCTATTCACTGTACAAGAGCGATGCCCAGCAATGGGGTAAATATTTAGGATTAACTCAAACTTCCAATTCGGCTGGATTTGTAGTTAATACATTTGAATTTGAACATGAATTGAGAGTGAGGTTCTAAAATGGCTGGAGTTCCGTATATTTTTGGTAATGCTACAACGAGCATACCGTTAACTAACCTAGATGCTGACTTTAATACGCCAGTAACCATTGGGAATACCACCGTTGGTCTAGGAAATACTGTTACCACCCTTGGTAATGTCACATTAAACAATGTCACTATTACTAGCGGAACTGTAAATACCACAGCAATTTTGACTGGCTTTGCTGCTAATGCTGTTATTTACTCTACATCTACTGGAAACGCAACTAGCAACGCTTCTGTATTTTCTGTTAATGGAACTAATGTGGGTATTGGTACTAGTAGTCCAGTATCTAGGTTATCTGTTGCAGCAGATGAAACTGGCTATACAAACGATAAAGCACAAATTACTGTTGTTGGAGCAACTAACTCAAACCAAAGAGTTTTCTTAGGTTACAACACTTCAACAGACAAAGGTTTTATACAAGCAACTAAAGTTGGAACAGCATACCAAGACTTTTTAATAAACCCTAGTGGTGGTAATGTAGGTATTGGTGTTACTCCTAATGCAACAAACATTGGTGGCACATACAAACTACTTTCTGTTGGTACAAGTGGTGGTAGCGGTATCTTTATGGGTCAAACAGATTCTACTGATTCTGATTCTGCTGTTGCTCAATTTTTTGGTAAAACAACTGGAGCATCGGGCAGTCAATTAGCAGGTGGAATGATTGTATTTACTGATGGCTCTTCAACAACCAATGCTGTAGGAAGGTTGGCATTTTACACAGCAACAGGCGGTTCAGTAGCAGAACGGATGCGTATTGACTCTAGTGGTAATTTGTTGGTTGGTTCTACAACTTCAAACAGCCAATCAGGAATAGGATTTAAAGTTATTCCGTCTGCAACATATCCGCAATTAAGTATGGTTGGCTCTGCAACTACAAACGCAGCAACAACTTTAGAAATGTATTCAACAGGTGCTGCTGCTTATCGTTTTTATGTTGGTTATGGTGGAACTATTTTTGCAACATCTATTGTAATTTCTGCTATTTCTGACCAAAGATTAAAAGAAAACATTAAAGATATTGATACTGGGCTTAATTCAATCATGGCATTAAAACCTAGAAGGTTTGATTGGAAAGACGGAAAAGGTCAAGATAAGAAAAATGTTGCTGGTTTTATTGCTCAAGAATTTGAAACAGTATTTCCTGAGTGTGTAAGTTTAACTAAAGCTGGCCAAGATGGTATTGAATATAAAAACATTAACCACGAAACTTTAATACCAACTTTAGTCAAAGCAATTCAAGAACTCAACGCAAAAGTAACTGCATTAGAAACACAATTAGGAGTTAAATAATGTTTACATGGAATGTAGTACAGATGGACAGACTTACTTCTGACGGTTTTGTGGTTACTGTTCATTACACAGTAAACGCTGTGGATGGTGACTATAACGCTTCAACTTACGGCACAGTAGGCTACACACAAGAAGATAAAGCGTATATCCCTTACGCTGATTTGACCAAAGAAGAAGTCATTGGATGGGTGCAAGACGCATTAGGCAAGGACACAGTAGAAGCAAGCCTTACTGCTCAGATTGAATCACAGCAGAATCCAGTACAGTTAAGCGGATTACCTTGGAGCGCATGATGATTAAGCTAGAACTAGAAATTAACGATGTAAATTACATTTTGCAAACTTTAGGCGAATTGCCAACCAAAACAGGTGCTTGGACATTGTTAGCCAAGATTAAAGAGCAAGCAGATCCACAAGTGCCACCACCAGAAGAAGCATCCGTTCAATAAGGAGTAGTTATGGGAATCAACGCTTTTACACCATCTGGTAACACCGTTGTTTTAACGGCTGCTACTTCTTATCCAAGTGCCATACAAGCTACCTCAAGTTCAGGTAGCAGTATGCAATACCGAATTATTAACTCATCCACAACTCAAGGGTGCTTTTTATCGTATGCACAGACACAGGCTTTGGCTCAGACAAACTGCGTTATTCCTACTGCTGGAGCAGGTAACAGCACTACTACCTTGTATGTATTACCCAATACAGATGAAATTTTGACATTTAACCCAGGAGCTTGGTTTACAGCAATTACTGCTGCCAATAGCGCAACTTTGTATATTGTTCCTGGCGATGGAATGTAATGCTCAAGGTTTCTGGCAACTTTGCGGGATCGTTAACATACCAAAGCACTTGGGATGCCAACTCAAACATTCCGTTTTTACAAAGCTCTGTCGGAACTAAGGGTTTTTACTATATTGTTTCTGTTGCAGGAAGCACTAATTTAAACGGCATTACCTCTTGGAATGTTGGTGATTGGGCAGTATTTGACGGATCAGTTTGGGAAAAAGTAGATAACACTGATGCCGTAACATCTGTTAACGGACAAACAGGAACAGTTGTTTTAACAGCCAATGATGTTGGTGCAACCCCTAATACGGTTTATGTCCTTGCGGGGACAGGTCTTACTGGCGGTGGCAGATTAACTGCCAATGTCACCTTAACTAATTCTGGCGTTACTGCCTTTAATACTCGTACAGGAAATGTCACCCTTTCTAGTGCTGATGTCACTACCGCTTTAGGATTCACCCCAGGCACAGGTAACGGATCGGTTACCAATGTATCTACAGGCACAGGCTTAACGGGTGGTCCAATTACCACCACAGGCACTATTAGCCTAAACAATACTTCGGTAACTGCGGGTACTTATGGAAATGCCACCGTTAACGGGGTGTTTACTGTAGATGCTCAAGGAAGGCTAAGTAGCGCCTCAAATGTCACTATTTCTGGAACTACTCCAGGTGGAACTGCTGGAGGTGACCTTACAGGAACATATCCTAGTCCCACTTTAAACACTTCTGGGGTAGCTGCGGGAACTTATGGTAGCGCAACGGTTTCACCACAAATTGCGGTAGATTCTAAAGGTCGCATTACTTCGGCTTCCAATGTCACCATTACAGGGATCACTCCAGGCGGTACAGCGGGTGGAGATCTAACGGGTAGCTATCCAAACCCAACTTTAAATACTAGCGGTGTTGTTGCGGGCACTTACGGCAACGCTAGTGTTACTCCTCAAGTCGTTTTTGATGCTAAAGGCAGGGCTACATCAGCAACCAATGTGGCAATTGCTATTGCAGTAGCTCAAGTATCAGGAGCGGTACCCAATACAGTATCCGTTGTTGCGGGTACAGGTCTTACTGGCGGTGGCGCATTAACAGGTAGCGTAACTTTAAATGCACTAGCCAATAGCGTTAACCAAAATGTAACCGTTCAAAACAATGGCATTTTTGTTGCATCGCAACCAGCTATTAACTTTTTACCTGGTGCAAATATCACTATTACTACTGCTAATGATACGGCTGGAAATAGAGCCAATGTCACTCTTGCGGTTAGTGGTCTTGGAAACATGGCGTTTCAAAGCTCTAGTAATGTGGCAATTACTGGCGGTACAATCAATGTAACCACTGTTAACCTTACTGCTAACACCGCTTCAAATGTAACTTACACATCAGCAACGATGCAGCTTATTCCTGCTGGTTATATTAACTTTGATCTAAATGGCGTACTCGTGAAGATCCCTTACTACAACGCATAACATGGAAACTAATCAACTTTTATTTAATGTCATTATCGGTGCTTTGTATTTAGTGGCGGGATGGCTTATGAAAGTCATGTGGGACAGTTTGCGTGATCTCAGAATAGCCGATACGATCTTAGCTGAGAAGGTCGGAACAATTGAGGTGTTGGTAGCGGGAAGTTACGCTAAACGAGATGAATTAGACAAGATGGCAGCAGCAATATTTTTAAAGTTAGATCGAATTGAAGCTAAATTAGATACTAAGGCTGACAAATCTTGAATATGGAAACCCTCTCCATTGTTAAATTTGGTGATCCTGAATCACTAGGAGAGTTTTTGTTTGAAAATGGGGTGCAACACTACCTTTTTTGGGAAACATTGGCTGATACAGGCTATTCTTACCCTAAATTCCCCATTACAGATGCCAATATTGACAACCTAGATGACTGGTTATTGGCTCATCAAGTAGAGCATCAAGCCATTGCTAGTGCATTAAATTTAAGCAATCCATTCAATATGTTGGATGTAGATTTCAATAAAGAGAACGATTTTTACGATTGGTTAGGCACTCATTATTCAATTCATCAGCAAATTGCTGCAACTTTAGGGCTTTATTAAATGTTCCCCACCGCCAAAAAAAATCGGGTTTTTGCATTGCACAAAGAGGTGAATTATGGAAGATGATTTTGGGTTTGGATCGTATGATCCAAGTGGCGGTTATGTAACGGCTTCTCTTGATCCTAGCCAAGTAAATATTGATCCTACATACGGTCCTAGTGGTGGCATTACGCCTGAACAGTATCAAGCGCAAGAAGCTGCTTTAGAGCAAACTTTTTCAACTAGCGTACCTAAAATTCAAGAAGTTCAAGCACAGCTTCCTAATTTTCAGGACATATTGCCACAAGATTTGTCAAATCAGATTCAAACAATGTCTAACGCATTGTTAACTCAACAATCACAAATTCAAGCTCAAGCAAAACAAATTATTACAGATCAATCAAGTGTTAATAATTCGTACTCATCATATACAAACGCTGTAAATAATTACAATTCTAAATACAACACATATATGACTAATGCAACTCTGCTTTTAAGAAGCGGTTTAGGAGCTGCTTCTGCAAAACAAAGGCAATTAGCAACCGATCTAGTAAATGCTGTTAATAGCACCAAAGCAGACTACACCACTCAAGTAACTAAATACAAAGCTGATACAGCATCGTTGCAATCTAATATTAGTAGCTATAACTCTACTTATACTAATTACACTGGAGCTGTAGCTACGGCTCAAGGTGATGTTAAGGCAGCTCAAGATGCAGCAGCAGCAAAACTCAAGGCTGACCAACAAGCAGCAGCCGACAAAGCGGCAGCCGACAAAGCGGCAGCAGATGCAGCTCAAGCAGCTCAAGCTAAAGCTGATGCTGATGCAAAGGCAGCAGCCGATGCCAAAGTAGCAGCCGATAAATCAATGGCAGATGCAGCGCAAGCATCAAAAGATGCTCAAGCAACAGCAGATTTAAAAGCTAAAGCCGATGCCGAGGCTCAAGCAAAAATAGCAGCAGATGCGCAAGCCAAAGCGTTAGCAGATGCCCAAGCAGCAGCGGATGCTAAAACCGCTGCGGATGCTAAAGTAAAAGCTGCCTCCGATGCTCAAGCAGCAGCTAAAGCACAAGCCGATGCTCAAGCAGCAAATGATGCGCAAGCCAAAGCAACGGCAGATGCAGCAGCAGCCAAAGCAGCTCAAGATAAAGCGGTTGCAGATCAAATGGCTAAAGATGTGGCTGCTAAAGCTGGTGGAGCAGGTGGAGCAACAGGCGGTACAGCGGGTGGCGCTGCTACAGCAAACGATCCTGAAACTCAGTTAAGAACTTTGTTGTCCATAGGCACTCCCGATGTATTGTCTAAATACACTAGCTTGTTTGGTTCTGGGTCAACCGTTACCAATCAAATACCTTTTTACAGTTTAATTTCTTGGGATGACATAAATAAAAAATATGTTATTAACGAAGTTAATTTAAATAGTGTTATTGCAAGTAGCCCAACGCAAACAGATCAAATAAAAAATTTAGTATCTCAATCTATTGATTCTGTAAATTCACAAATTGCAGCAGATCCTACTAAAGCTCCCAATCCTGGAGCTGGTGCTGGTGCAGGTAGCGGAACTTCTGGAGGTCCATTTACTGGATCTCCTGGTGGTGGCGGTGGAGGTGGCGGTGGAGGTGGTGCTGATCCAGGTGGAACTACTGGAACTGATGGGACTACTGGTACAGCTCCAGATGTAAGTTACGGAGGTGGTGGCACTGGTTCAGGTACGGGTACTGGTGGGTCAACTGGTTCGGGAACACAAACAGGATCTGGAACAGGATCTGGTACTGGTACGGGTTCTGGAAAAGGAACAGGCACAGGATCGGGAAGCGGATCTGGAACAGGATCTGGAACAGGATCTGGTACTGGATCTGGTACTGGATCTGGTACGGGTTCTGGAAGCGGATCTGGAAGTGGCGGTGGCGGTGGCGGTGGAGATACATCTACCACTCCACCTAAAACAAAATCTCCAACCACACCAACTGGAACATCGTCTGCTTTTGCACCTACAGATAATTTATCAAGCGTTTTATTAGGTAGTGGTTTAAGCTCTAGACCAGATCTTTCAACCACTTCACAACCTTATTTGTTAGGTACAGATGAACCTCGTAAAAATGTTTGGAATACCGAATCTTTAAAAAATGCGTTAGGAATCTAAATGGCAAATATATCAAAAACTCTAGGAACGGATTTAGCAGCGTTAGCTCAAATATTGCGCTCAAAAGGGCGTGGTAAAGACAGCGTTCTTGCTCACATTACCCCTAAAGAAGCAGCCCTTTTAAAGAAAAGAGGCGGTAGAGGTAGTACAAACCCTGATACTGGATTGCCAGAATATGAAGATACGGTTGATGCTCCAATTGAGCAAGCTCCAATTGAGCAAGCTCCAATTGAGCAAGCTCCTGTAGAACAAGCTCCAATTGAGCAAGCTCCACAGCCACAAAGTTTTGATCCGCAAAATTATGATCCATTTGGCGGTGGTGGAAGTCCAATTTATAGAGGTGACCCAAATCAACCAACTCCAACTTATGCTTCTGGAGTACCTAATGCAGCCACTTCATTTGGGGGTGGGGGTGCTTTAGTAGATACAAGCAAACCAGGTTCAGCTACGGCTTTAGAGCCAACAGATGAAAAACCATCTGGACTTGATAGTTTATTAAAAGGATTAGGTTTAACTGGAAATCAAGCTGCTAGATTAGGTCTTGGTGCTGGTTTAGGTGCTTATGGAGCTTCACAAGCCCGTAAAACAGCCGATCAAATTGCTGCTGCACAAGCTCAACAACAACAATTAGCTACTCCTTATCAATCTCAAGGTAAGCAATTAGTATCCCAAGCTCAACAAGGTCAATTAACTCCTGCAAGTCAACAAGCATACGCTGCTGCTAAAGCTCAACAAAATCAAGCTCAAGCTAATCGTGGTGGCGTTGGTTCGCAACAAGCATCAAATCAATTGGCTCAAATTTATCAAACTTTATTAGATAATCAATACAATTACGGCTTGAAAATAATGAATATTGGTGACAATATTGCTATGGGAGCTATTAAGACTGGCTTGCAAATGGATGCACAGCTTAATGCTGCTACTACTAATTTCTATTCACAATTGGCTAATTATGTGGCTGGCGGTAATATGCAAGCTCCACAACAAGCACCAATTCAAGCACAAATAGGTCAATAATGGCTATCAATCCAACCGTAATGCCACCAAAAACTGAAGCTCCAGCTCCTGAGATTGCTCCAGAAACAATTACTGGAATGAAGCAGTATCCATTCCTAAAAGAACAGCAAGCTGCGGGTGAAAAGGCTGTAGAAGCCAAGATTAAAGCTAATTTGCTTAAAGAATCTACTGCTCTTGAAGAAAAAGGAAAAGCACTAGAAAAAATTGGTGCTGAAGATAAGGCTTATTACGAAGATTTTAAAAGCAAACAAGAAAAACCACCTGAATTTAAACCTACTCAAGAAAACGCTATGGAACTAGGTGCAATCTTTAGTTTGATTGGCACTATGGGCGTGTCTTTAGGCGGTTCAGGAAAACTATCGGGTCTTAATGCGTTAAATGCTATGGGCGGTATGCTCAAAGGATGGCAACAGGGCAAAAAAGATGTCTTTGCTAAAGAGCAAACTATTTTTGACAAGGAAGTAGCTCGTATTAAGTCCGCAAACGATATGCTTATAAAAGATTTAGAACAATATCAAAAGTTACGAATTACTGACAAAGAAGCCGCTTTAGTTCAAGCTCAAATGATTTCATCTAAGAATCCAGGTGTTGGTGCAGCATTGATTGAATCTGGAAAAGCAGATGTATTGTATGAAATTGCTAAGAAAAATTCAGATATTCATGCTGAAATTATTAAATTGGCTGAAAAGAACAGAGTTAGTGCCAATGGTGGAATGTTGCCAAAAGATGCTAAAACTAAAGAAGATTACAAAGTTAAATACCTAGCATCAAAAAATATTGATGAAATTATTGAACTTTTAAATGATCCTCAAGTGTCCAGGCTAATTACTCCAGCTACTAAATTTACTCCTGACTTTATTCAAAACTTGCGTGAACGATTCCCAGAGCTTGGTCCTAAATTAGCTCGTGTACAAGCCATTGAGTTTGAAACTGGTGGTAAATCATTAACTAAAAATGAGCGAGAAGTCCTTGAGCCAATCTATGGCTGGAAAGGAATTGGAGTTGATGCTTTAAGAACTAGATTGACTGAAGCGCAACGAAATCTTAACAACAATCTTGCTTTAAATGAAGTAACTTACCCAGGATTTAAACCTTTAAGGGAGCAGTTTGATAAGGTTTACTCTGCTACTGGAAAAGTCCCCGAAGTTCCTATTGATTCAAAACAAGATACTACCGATCTAAGATCTAAAGCAAAAGCAAGGATTGCTGCTGGTGGGGACGAAGATGCGGTTAAGAAAAGATTTAAAGAATTGACTGGTGAGGAGCTGTAATGGCTGATCCATTTGCAGATATTCCTGTTAAGGGCGATAAAGCAGATCCGTTTGCAGATATTCCTCAGAAACAACCTGTGGATGAAAGCAAACCTGCAATTACCTTTCCTTCTCCGTTGCCAAAAAGAGAGAAGGGCTTTGCTTCTGGAGTAGTTAGCGGATTAACTGGAGAAGGTGGCGGTCCATCTGTAATGCAACAAACACCGATTGCCAAACAATATCGTGCAGGGCAACAAGTAGGTGAACCATTGGGATTAGCTGCTGACATTGCCATGACCGCTGTACCAGTCATAAAAGGTGGTCAAGCTGTTTATGGTGGCGCTAAGATGCTCGGTGAACGCCTTGCACTAGGAAAGACAGCTAAAAGCCTTGCTGAAGATTTACGCCAATCTGGTACAAAAAGAGCTGGTCAAATTGCCAAAACTTCTGGCGAAGAAATGACCGCTGCTGAACAAAGAGCTGCTATTGCAGGTAAAGCAGAACAAAAAGCAGAGCGTGGTAGTGAATTATCATTGCGCCCATTGCCAGGCGTTGGCACTGAAATGGAAGCTGGTCGCTTTAAACCTATTTCTCAAACTGCTCAAGATATAGGCACAAAGATCAAGGATAGCGCCAGCAATGTAATGAATCGTCTTAAAGCTACTCGTGATACCAATGCCAAAGTAAATAAACAATCTGCTTTTGGTGAAGCATTTAAAAAAGAAGATGCTGGTCAGACTATTAAAGATACCAAGGCTTATGGCAATGCCCTTCAAGAAATTGATGCAATGATTAAAAATCCTAGAACGGGCTTATCTAATGCTCCTGTAGGTGAAATTGAAAATCAGCTTAAAAAAGTGCGTGGAATGTTAGATCGCACTATTGTTGATGTGGATGGCACTGTTATATCCAGAGCACCAGCCAGTTTTGAGGGATTGGAAGATGCAAGACGGTTCTTGCGTGATCGCTCTTTTGGTATGCCAGCAGAAGGATATGATGCTATTAGCCAACAAATGGCAGGTCGTTTAGCAGACCGCATTGAGGCAATTCAAAAAGAATTTTCTCCTGGTATTGAGAAGTTTTTAAAACAATATGCAAAAGATTCTGAGCCTTTACGGGTATTTCAGTCTAAGGTTGGTAAAGCGTTAACCGATGTGCAATTGCCAGGCGGGGGAACTAATTTTGCCTCTGTATCTGCTCAAGACATCCCAGGTAGAGTGTTTAAATCAAAAGAAAACTATAGTGCTTTAGTTGATGCTTTTGGTGGTGATCGCAAATTGGCTGAAGCAGAAGCCAAGCGTTACTTTGCAAGTCAATTAGAGAGTAAAGGCACTGCTAAAGAAGTAGAAAACTTCATTCGTCAAAATAGAGCCATGCTTAAAGAAACCAATTCTTTGCCAATGGCTGAGAAATACGCTATTGATTTACGCACTTTTGAGAAGCGTGGAGCTGCTGCTGGACAAGTTAAAAAATCTGAGGAAACTATTGCTAAAGAGAAAAAACAATTGGTTCAAGATTATCAAACTTTTGAATCCGATCTTTCTGTGGCTGCCAATGATCCAGCCAAGATTGTTACTGCAAGCAATAATTTAGCCAAGAGAATGTTAGAACATGGGCAAATTGACCAGATGAAATATCGTGAATTACAAGGTCAAATTGAAAAGGTACGATTGACGGTGCGTGATGCAAACCAGATGAAAGACCAGATTAAGTTGTTTGTTTATAGAGCGTTAGGCTACGGTGCTTTAGCTACCGTTGGCGGATATGGCGCAATGAAAGCGTTTGAATGAGTAAGAAAAGTAAAGGCGTTAACCCCGATTTAGAGGAAGCAGTAAGCACTTTGCTAAAAGAAGTCATGGCGGATGAAACCGCTTCTTTGACTGATAAATGCAAGGTTATTGATCGTGCCGTCAACATTGAGAAACTCAAACAGAAGATTTCTGACGATGAATGGGGATCAGGATTCGGAACAGTTGATGATAACGATGAGTAAGGTTAAACTGTGATCTGGAATAGATCATTTGGGGATAAATATGGAAGCAGTAGCCTTGGTACGCCTAGCGTTAGGGGTCATTACAGACCGCTTGATAACGATTATGGCTTTAGTAGCAGCGAGCATTATGTGCGGTTGGACAATGTGGAATCCCATGTGGGAACGGGTAACAACACTAGCCATATTCGTAGTATTTTGTTACCTTATAGTTAATGTCAAAGAAAGGACAAAAAATGAGCCTAAAACCGAAAACGCAGGGTAGTACAGGTAGCACACCTCACAAAAGAGAGCAAACAAAGAACCAGCAAACATCTACTGCTGTGCGCCCTCCATTACCTAGAGATGGATCTGCTAATGGAATAAACACTACTTTAGGTGGCAAGATGCCAGCGGGATATGTTTCTGTATGGAACTTTGATGGCAATAAAAACACTAAAAATTCCGCTACTACTAAGCCTGGGAATTGCAGTGGCAAGGACATCTGCTAATGGCAAATAATATCGCTTTCCAACCAATGGGGAAAACGGTAAAGGTAGTTGCTACTGGCGCTGCCAATACCGAATCTGCTGCGTTTACGATTACGGCAGATAGCCCTGTAAACCAGTATTACATTAGCAATGACAATGTTAATAACTTTGCGTATGTTCGAATCAATGCTACTAATTTGTTCAATGTAGCTTTACCTGATACGGTAGCGGGTTATTGCTTGGCTATTCCGCCTTATGGATTTAAAGTATTTACTAACATCCAAGTCGGACCAAATGCCAATGTGTATGCCAAAGTAATTGGTGATGCAGCAAACACTAGCGTATATATTACTCCAGGAGAAGGACTATAGATCCCATAACGATCTTAGCTTCGCTAGTACCAGTAGCGGTTGACTTGGGGAAATCCCTAATCAGCCGTTTTGTTGCGCCTGAAGAATTTAAACCATCTACCATCGAGCAATATGCAAAGATGAAAGAATTGGATTTAGAGCAGTTTAAAGCAATCAATGAAGCTGGCGGTACTAACCCTTCATATCTTTGGGTTGAAGCGGTTACAAGGCTTATGCGCCCATCTGTAGGGCTAATTGTGCTTGGTATTTGGGCTTACACTAAGGTTACCGATCAATCAAGTTCATCCGTAGATAATTTTGCATCTGCAATTGGTTTTTATTTATTTGGTGATCGCAGTTTATTTTATGCAAAACAAGTTAAGTGAAAATTTCACTTACGATGAGCTTGCTCAGTCAGAGGTAGCTAACAGGATGGGGTTTGATAACACTCCTCCACCCGCAGCATACGAAAACCTCATTAGACTGGCAAATAAGCTAGAGGAAGTCAGAACACTTCTTAATAAACCAATTATGGTTACTTCAGCCTATCGCTGTCAGGCGGTCAACGCTGCTGTAGGTAGCAAACCATCTAGTCAGCACCGAGTAGGGTGCGCAGCCGACATTAGAGTGCCTGGCATGACACCCGATGAAGTAGTTAAATCAATCAAAGAATCTGGCATTGAATATGACCAGTTGATTAGGGAATTTGATAGCTGGACACACATTTCAGTACCGAACACCCCTAATTTACAGCCAAGAAAACAAGCCCTAATTATTGATAAACAAGGAACAAAATCCTATGCCTAAAAGTACAAACTTATCAGTTGGTCGTGGTGAAAAGCTCTCTGTTAAACGAGGGGGAGGTTTAACTGCCAAAGGCAGAAAAAAATACAACAGAGCAACAGGCAGCAAACTTAAAGCTCCAACAAAATCAGGACCTAGACATAAATCATTTTGCGCTAGATCTAAAAATTGGAAAGGTGAGCGTGGTAAAGCTGCCCGTAGGCGTTGGGGATGTCGTTAAGGTGCTGGAATGAGTTGCCCTTCAAACAGGTAGCTTCCCATGTGTCCTAATTGCGCCCAAGGAGCTGCCCAAACCTTACCACCCGCAAGCCTCCAGATACGGCAAAAGTGATAATCCTCTGACAACAAGCGATTAGTGCCAGGTTCAATTGAAGTAGCAAAATACTCATGGAGTCTCTCAGCAGGGTGTAATTGACCTGATAGATCACCTACATCATTGGTATAAGAAGGTACTTTTTTCTTGAGTTTTGCAAATACTTTGCGTTTAATCAACATAAATCCTGTGCCACCGTTAAAGATCTCTACTGGCTCGGCTACGGGAACAGTTACTTCACCCGCATAGCCCACTAAATTGACTACAAAGCTACCCGTGTAGTTTTTTAGCTGTTCATTAGGCACACCCGCATCCATTGCTTGCTTGGCACTATTCCAATTGATTTCTTTCTTAGGATAGATACCGCAGATGATGTCCTTGTCTGCCCTTAACATCTCAACAATGTCCTCTGGTCTAAATTTGATGTCTGCATCAATAAACATCAAGTGAGTAGCAGTGGTTTTAAGAAAAGTATGGGCTAAAGCGTTTCTAGCCCTAGTAATGAGGCTCTCATTAAACATAAAGCTGAACTGAGTTTGCACCCCAGCTTGCGCAAGTACGCTAATAGATTGCAATATAGATTGAGTGTAAAAACCTGCACACATACCGCCATACATAGGGGTGGCAATAAAAACAATTGGTTTTGTAGGCTCTTTAGATGTTGCTTTCTTTTTAGGTACTTCTTTCTTTTTAGTTGCCATGATTTTCCTTAAATAAAGTTGTCGGTACTAGCGTTAATCACTTCGTTAATCAATATGTTCTTTCTGTCATTGGAACATTCGTGCATACAAGTAGTCTTAGCATTGAACTTTTGCATATACTCCTTTGTTTCCTTGCTAAACCATAGCTGATGGAAGCTCTGATCCTTGATAGATCCGATGCAACCAGTGCTGTCGTAAGCCTTGTTGTGGCACGCATACACCTTCATGTCAGCACCTATTACGGGTACGGTCTGCATAACGAAGCACCTGTTATAGCTTCTAGTATGAGAATGGCTGCTCCCAGGAGTAGTGTTATAGGTACTGTTAACACTAAAGCGATCATCACATATCGTTTGAATTTTTGCCAATTGCTCATTGACCTCATCAGCTATCTCCTTGTGGTATTCGTAGAAATCAGGCACATACATAGGACTGAAGCGCACATTTTCAACTCCGCTATCTTTTAATAACTGGGTTAGTCCCCCAAGATTTTTGTAATTGTTGCGGTGCACAATATAATTCACAGCCAGATCACAGTTATTATTCTTAATAGCTGCAAAGTTAGTAATATTGCGTATTACGCTATCAAAACTCTTTTCTGGCACATTCCTAAAACGCTTCATTTCCTCGCCATTGGTGTAATCCATTGATACACGCACCCACTTGGCATCTTTGAGAACTTCAGCTCTTTCTTTAGCCAGGTTCTGACCATTGGTGATGATAGACAGGTCCATCTTGAGTAGTAATGTAAGGCGCATGAAGTCTACTATGTCTGGGTGCATCAATGGCTCTCCGCCACCGCTAAAGGTAATTGCTTTAGTACCCATGTTGGCTAGTTCACTAAGGGTTTGCATCATCTTATCTCTTGGGATGATGTCATCTTCTTTCATGTCCTCGTGCATACCACTGACAATATGTTCTTCTTGCCCACCATCTTTTACTCTAAAACCAGTGCTATACACGCAAAAAAAACATCCGTGATTACAAAGGTTAATTGGCTTGACCCGAACATACACGGGTGCTAAAACCTCCCCCGCCACAAAAGAATTTAGCTTTTCGACATGGTGAAAGATCTTAAAATCGCTATATTTGTTACTTTTCATACTAAATCCTTGTATTCAACGAACATTACAGGGTCTGGAATCTTCACAGAAAGGTCGTATAAAGTGGCAATATCCCCCTCATCTTTGAGATTCCACACTGGAAAATTGACCATTTTGCGCAATCCGTGAGTGAAATCTTGTGTATGGGTAATTCCCGTATATAGCGGTTTGTCAGTATTGCCTACAATGCAACGAATAATGACTTTTGGGAAAAATTCACCTTTACTTATTTTCTTGATTTTGTCTAAATGGTTGACCATTGCATCCATTGCGTTCATTAAGAAGTCCATACGCTCAATAAACACGACTGGCAGGTATCCTTGCAACGCTAAACCAATAGCAAAGCCCATCATCAAGTTTTCAGCTACTGGCATCTCAATAATTTGTTCATCTTTGACATTTTTGAGCGTTCCTAAAGCACGACCCTTTTTAAGACCATATCCCACAAAACGCACACGGGGATAACCTGCTAATTTAGTATTTGCATCAGTTAAGGCATCTTTGTAACTCATTTCTCTTGTGCCTTTCTTAGTGCATTTGGGTGAAACTGCCCATGTCCTTCGGGGCTATCTTCCATGCCCCTAATTACCAAATTTCTTTTTTCTCCGCAAACACAACAGACTTCTACCCTTTGCGGTGGCATAGAGCAAAGCATTGTATTTGTTGAGTGCCAACAATGTGTGTGAGCATTCATTCTTGTGCCTTTCTTAGTGCATCAATAGCAATATCATTACCAATGCTGTTTCCATACTCATCGCCATTACCC